TATTTCCAGCCTATTATACACTATTTCTGACGATTTGAGAAATTTCCTATAAAGTAAAAAATGAAGCCTTGAAAAATCAAGGCTTCATCAGCAGGGGATGAGAGAATCGAACTATAATGAATGCATTCTTATCAAACCTAAGTTTTACTGTAACCATTGATTTTACTGTGTTTTGAGCATTTTTTTATTTGCTTATAAAGTGGCAAATTTGCCATAGAAGTATATAAAATGCAACACGATGCAACACGAAATGCAACACGAAATTGAACATGTTTCTTTCTACTTTAAAAATAGCCGGCAGATAAGCTCTACCGGCTATGGTTTTATAATGATTCAAGACCTACTTTCCATGTATTCTTTCCAACAATTCCATCCGCTGTCAATCCGTGGCTTCTCTGCCAGGTCTTGGTCGACGCTTCCGTACCGCTGCCGAAATTGCCGTCTGCTGTCGCACCAATGATGATCTGCCATACCTTAACCACATTTCCTTTACTACCTTTTCTGATCGTAGTCATATTGTAAACCTCGCTTTCTGATTTTGATGTATTTGTTGCTGCCACTGCTTTATTAAATAAAGCCTGCTCTGCCGACCTACGTCTTTTAAGTCCTGCAAGCACTTTACCATTTGCTTTACAGTACTGTGGCATTGCTACAGCAATCTGTGATGCGTTTCTACCTGCACAAAGCTTTTTAAGGTTGCCAGCTCCACAATTAAATGCAAACGACACCAGAGCATCAAACTGATTCTGGTTGAGATTTGCAGTGATTGGCACATATGCGGGACTATTAACGTATCCATCAAACTTTGTAATATCCTGCTTTAAATATGCGTCTGCCTGTGCCTGCGTGATTGTCATACCTTTTTTTACTCCGGCGGTATGTCCATAACCGATGGTCCATACTCCGGCAGCACACTGATAAGCAGATAACCGACATCCCTCATACTGCTTGATCAGATTAAGACCTGCCTGTCCAATTTTTCTATTTGCCATAAAAATTACTCCTCCTCTACTTCTGGAATTCCTGCCAAAGATGTAAGCCATGATACGATACCGGCTACAATTGCGGATGATACTACCATCTTCCAATCCACTGCTGAAATCACTGCCCCTGTACCGATTACTGCTACCGCTGTCTGCGCCATCGTCTTAATTGATCTGATTCCTGCGGCTTTCGCCCATTTTTGTGTGCTTACTGATGGTTTAAATACCGAATTTTTTAACATATTATTTTCCTCCCTCTAAATCTGCAATGCGATGATTGATAACTTTTACCTGTTCTTCGATAACTGGAACACGTTGCGCAAAATTATTATGCAAGCGTACCTCGCGCGTCAGTTCATCAATCTTACAGTCTGTGACTGCCTGTGCTGTCTGAAGCTTCTGTTCTGTTTTTTTCTGCCCTGAACTGACTGTGAGTACCGTTCCGATTAACGCTAATCCTCCTGCTACCAATGCCGATATAATCGATTCCAAACGACCAACCTCCCTCTTTCTTTATAAAACCATTATAAATCTGCCAAGCCTTGTATTTGTGCCATTTTGCAACGCAAAAAGCGCCGGACAATTAATCTGATAGACTAATCATTCGGCGCACGGCACTGCTTTATTTTGTTGCTATTATTATACACCACAATTCATATAAAGCAAATATTTTAAATCGTAATTCTGTGATTTTAAGAAAATGTACTGATTATCTGAATTTACATTTGTAAATTGTTACCTTATAATTTTTTTGAGAGAGTCATCTACGAAATTGATTTAAAAAATACCTTCCCAGATGACTTTTCTCCTCCCATCGTGTTATACGAACCGGAATTATCCGGCTCTTTTTATTTTACCATGTTGCATCCCTCGAACCAGAGTTTAGCTGAGAAATCTTTAAAGGGTGTTTTTAATACCTCAATTAATAGTGATTCCTATGGTAATATATTATTAACATCAGTTGATACCGTAATTGTGTCTGTCGTATCAACTTTAACAAATGTAATCCTATCACAACCATTTGTTAGTAACGGTAAATGGTACACACAAGCTAGTGATATAAATGGTAATATTATAAAAAATAAAAGTTGCATTGTAACATATTATTATATATAGCAATTGTTTTTATTCTAATATATAATATTGTTAAAAATGTCATTTATAATGTCAAATTTAGATTGTGTTTGGACTATATGCATATACACTAGCATCTCCACCAAAATTACTTATTGTGATACTAATTATATCCCCTTTAAATGTCCTAACTGACCCAACGATTGTTTGTTTACAATTTGCACTCTGACTTGTTAATTGTGCAACATTAATACCATTAATGCTTATAGATGCACCCGAATAAGCGGTATTCGTAGACTGTAATGTATAAACTAATAAATAATCTTTAGTTAAAGGAGTAGCGCCATTAACTAGAATACCTTTTGTTCCTTTAGCTGGATTTTTTAAGTTAGCTAAACTCTGGGAGACATCCTCTATCGCTTCTTTATTATTGACTATCGCTCCAGTCACGGTACCGTCCCCGATTTTTGATATATCCGCACTTCCAAGCTTCGTAATAACGCCGGACATTTTATCAACAACCCAATTTAAAGCATTGACCAGATTAGTTTTCACTTCTGTTTTTAAAGATTCCAACGTTCCGATCTGCTTTTGTAAATTTCCGGCTGCATCCTCAGATAACTGACCTTTTATATCATTGAACCATGTTATAAAATCTGCCTGCTCCGATGCTTTAAATCCGGCAAGATCAGCTTGCACTTGCTGGTATAATGTTGTTGTATCAAATTCGCTGATTGCCGATATAATGCCGCATCTTGCAGTTTCATAACGTGTGTCCGTAATTCTCTGATTGGAAATAGCGGAAGAATTTTTATTTACAAATAAATCTGCTAATCCTAATTCCCAAATTGATTCTGTTCTTGTAAGCTCTGGTCTTAAAGGACTTGCTGCAGGTATGCCCTCTACAATATATAAATCACAGATTCTCTCCGAATCATTATCGTTCCATCTTAAGACTACAGTATCAATTCGATCATAATTAGAATCTGCTGCCTGAATTGCAAGCGTCCGCTGATTTTCTTCCAGTTTCAACCCTCCTGCACAAATTGCAAAACCAGGATTAACAACAACATTCATTCCACTACCTGCTTCGACCTGCAGATTGGTAGATGGGTTTGGTAAAATGCCATCCGTTAATAATTTGGCTATCAGTTTTCTGAGTGGTGCGGACGTAATCGCACGATCATACACCGGTGTTCCATCACTCTCAAATGTGACATGTGAATCAAAAGGAAATCCTATCATAATTTTTGTCCTCCTCTATCTTTTTAAAATTATTGGTGTACCAAATTCCATTGTCATGCTCCACTGTCCGGACTTCATGACTTCATAGCAGCCAATTAATCTGGCTTGAGCAGACAAATCCATTTCCGGAATTTCTATACTGCACAAATCTCCCAAATCAAAATCTGTCCCATATTCGTAACTACTCTCCATTGCGTCAAATTCAACATTAATAATTTTGGGATATCCGGTTAATGCATTTAGGGCTTCATTATCCATAGCAACAGCCAAATCGCTGCTTGTATACTCATTTCTATTTAATGTAGAACTATTTGATAAAAACCAATACTCATCATCGCCAGATGCAGCGTTAAAAGTAGCTCTCGAAACATACGTAGTGACATCATTATCTGTTTGCTCATTCGTATTCATGCAAGCATTTTTATATTCTGTATCATCAATCAAAATATTTGGGTTCTTTATATTTCCGTATTTTGTCGAAAAAATAATTGGATTATTTCCACCTGCATTATTTTCCGTCCGGTCAAAGCCACTCCATACTTCAAATTTCTTATTACTTTCCACGAAATCATAAAGTACTCTATAAGACATACCGGATGGTTTTAAAATGTCATAGATTTTCCATCCGAGCAGTTCTCCGTTGCGATAATGCACAGAATCTTTTCCTCTTCCAAGCGATATTCCGGAAATAATATTTAGATCAGAACTTGCACTTGCTGTAGTTAACGTTTTAAAGGCATTGAAAAAAGCATATGCCACATCCTCTGCTTTTCCACTCTGGAATGACCATGAAGGGGCATTTGTCACATTTGATGCACCGTTCTGAAATACAACATGTCTGTCTAATGTTTTTTCCATGAAATACCCGCTCAACTGAATATATTTATACTGCTGTTGCCGGACGTAATTTATTTGTGTTATCTTTCCAAGTTCCGGTCTGTCTTTTGTGTAAATATACCTCATTGACGAATTATACTGCTTTATCGGAATCTGTATGGAGAACGTTCCAGCTTCGTGGAATTTCCTGCTCCATTGTAAATTTGTCGACCGTATTAATGACACTATCTGATAATTTTTATCTAGTGCGATCGTATTAAAGCCTTTCATGATTCCTCCTAAATTGCCCCATAAAGTTTATTATAATAAATTGAAACATTCATAAGATTGCTTCCGGTGTCTGCGTCAAAAGAAATTTCAGAACTTCCAACCGGAAGCTCCATATCATCAAATGCCGATGTTCTGTCACAGTGTCCTATAAAATTAACACCGTTCTTTTTTACCGTTGGTGGATTCTGTGTGAAATCAATAATAATAACATCATTTGCTTTCATATTATCCAAAACTCTGACATAGTTATCATTAATAATGATTTTAGGATTCACAACATCTCCGTTTGCCGATATTACTGCCTTACAATATGTATCTACATCTCCGTCATTGTCGAGCAGTACTTTTTTAGCAAAATTGAATTTTCCACCAGTGATCCCATTTGGTGTGCCACTTGTTACACTGCATAAATACGGAAATCCACACATTCCGACCACAGAAGCAATATTTTTGCCAAAATTATCATAACTTTTAAAAAACGGATTTGGACTTAACAATGTAATGCTCATTTCCATCACCCGGTTTACATTTTGAGCCGGAATACTAAATTTATAAATTTTACCTTCCACCCATCTGGTGATGCCCATGTACGTTATATACATTTTGTAATCGAATTTCGGGTTAAAAAATGATATTGCGCTTTTTCTTAAAATATCATTCAGATACGGATTTCGTGAAATAGCAGTCACAGTCCTATCTTTCGGTGCGATTCTGTCAGAGACAATGATTCCGCCATCTCCCACGGCATTATCTACCGTGGTGATGTCGTTTTCATATGAACCAAATCCATCCAAACCTTTTGATGGAATTTTCCAATCTGTTCCATCTATTAAAAATTCTCTCTCATCACTTCTCACAAAGCGAATACACACTTTAGTATCCATACGCGCCCCTCATTAATCCCTGTTTACTTTCAACTCTTACTGCTCTTGCAAGCTCGTCAGGTGTTGAAATCTGCTGATTAACATTAATTGTCTGATTGAAGTTTCCTAATCCGGTGCCAACACCATTACCACCCGACATTCCAGCACTTACCGTTGAAATGCTTGCATTAATGTTCTTTGTAATACCGTCTGTGCTCATAAGATCCTGTATACCATCATCAAAACCAGCAACACACATCTCGCCAAGATATTTAAACTTACGCGATGGTGAATGGATTCCAAGGGCATCTTTTGCAGCATTAAACAGATTTGTCGCAAGATTTTTTACATTTCCGGTCAACCAATCCCAGCCCGCTTGTATTCCGCTCCAAATTCCATCAATAATATTCTTACCGATGCTGCCCCAATCCATCTCTTTAAATGAATTTACAAGGCTAGTAAACAATTTCGGTACGGCTGCCAACAATTTTGCCGTGTTTGAAATCATAAATTCTGCCAATTTTACAAGGATATGAACAGCAGCCTTTAATAACTGTGGTGCGTTTGAAATTAATGCCGATACCAACCGTGCAATGATAATTGGTGCAGCCTCTAACAATTTTGGAAGTGCATTTAAAATTCCATCCACCAACGAAACCAGCAAATTAATACCAGCCGTGATTATATTTGTCAGTGTACCAGGTTCTGTTATCGCCATTGCCAACGATATCACAGCATCAACCCCGGCAGATAATAAATCTGGCAGTTTTTCTGCTATACCATTCACAAGATTAAGCAATATCTCACTACCACTGCTAAACACAGAATCTGCATTATTCGTAATTTCTGCGATTAATTTCATAGTTATGTCGTAGGCAGTGTCTCCAAGTATTGGAAGCAGTGATAATATTCCCTCTGAAAGTATAATGAGAATTTCTTCTCCACCACTTAAAAGCTCCGGTAAATTTTCATTCAAACCAGTTACAATAGAATCAATCATGTTTACACCAGACTGTATTAAATCTGGCAGAACATCATTCGCCAATTTCGGGATTCGATCAATAATAATCGGAACTAATTCCTCAACCAGATTTCCGACACCATCCAGAGCGATTTCTACTCGTGGTAATATATTTTCTGCTACAGTTCCAACAGAATTAACAAAATCTTCTACAAGTTGGTCAAAATTCTGATTGTCATCAGCAACACCGACAAGCAGATTCTGCCATGATGCTTTCATGGCACCTACACTACCTTGAATCGTGGTGCTTGCTTCCTTTGCAGTTGTTCCCGTAATGCCTAATTCGTCCTGAATCACATGGATTGCTGAATAAACATCGCTTAAACTGTCTAGATCATACTCAACGCCTGACAAGGCTGTTGCATCTGCAAGAAGCCGTTCCATCTCTGACTTCGTACCACCGTATCCTAGCTTCAAGTTGTCCAGCATCGTGTAATTCTGTTTTGCAAATCCTTGATAAGCATTCTGGATGGATTCCATTGACGTTCCCATCTTATTTGCATTATCTGCCATATCAATAACGGCTTGATCTGCAATTTGAGCCGCTTCAAGTTCACTAGATGTACTCTGTTTTAAAGATGCGGCAAACCCGGAAACTGTATCCATGTACTCATTAGCAGACAGGCCGGCTGTTTTATATGCCTTGGAAGCGTTATCCATGACCTCGTTTTGTGCGATCATAAGTTTTCCATATTCTTCTCGCACTTCATTTACACTTTTTCCAACGCTATCGGCATAATCCCATACGCTCTGGCCGCCAGCTCCAAATAAAGTCTCGACACCGCCTACAAGCTGTTCATAATCTGCATAGGCACTGACCGCTGCCGTTCCGATTGCAGCAATCCCTCCGGCCGCCGCCGTAACTCCTGCAGTTATTCCGGCAGTAATTGTTTTCATGCCATTGACCGTTATGCCACCCAGTGCACTGACGCCCTTTTTAAATCCATCTGTTAATAACTTTGTATCAAAAACTAAAGATCCATCAGACCTTCACTGGTTCACCTCGCATTCCTAGTTGAAAAGATTGCTGAATTTTTCATCTTCTTCCAACTCAGTTTCTGTTTTCCTATCAATTTCCCATGCTCTACGCATTTCAGAATATATATCTCTATCTTTATCCTGATTCTTCTCATAACAGCGATATCCCATGACTTCACGAAGTCTTGTACTGTCGTTAAGTCCTCGTATCAAAGCTAAAAACTTATGCCAGTGTAATTCGTCCACTTCAAACAAATCAATGCCGTATTGCCCTAAAACTGCACTGTATATGAGATCACTATCAAGTTCATAATCCAATGTGATTACGTTTCGATGATAAATATCCCTTGGCAATGGCGTTTCCGGTCTTGAAAAACCAAATAATTCATTCAAATTACAATTCGCCGGCATTTCATTTTTAAATAAATACGAAACATCGATATTTTCTCCACGCTTCAGCTTTGTAACTTCGATTTCAAATCGCATCCAGACACGAAAATCTGTATATATAGAAAAATCACTACCGCCCACTCTGACGGTGTTTGGTAGTGATTTTCTTGTTAGATCAAGCATTGGCTGCACCCGGAAGATTAGCCATTGCTGTTGCGCTGTTTACCAGATTATTAATTTTATCAATCTGCGCCGAATTTAAAGTTGCTCTCATTTTCTCCATCTTATAATCATTTAAAGGCTTATTATAAGCATCATTGATTTTCAGTACCGTGATGGATAAATCCGACAGATCGATTTCATCCAGATTATCCGATTCCAAAATCTCTTTTGCATTCGCCTCACCCAGAATATCTTTTACAAATTCATGCAATTTTTCAAATTTCTGTCTTGCCTTGATGTTAAGATTGTCCACTTTCAAAACTTCATCCAGCTTATTCATAACCGAAACTGTCTTTTTCGGTAAATCATAGCTTCTACTGTTAATAATTACTGTATAATCCATAAATCCTCCTAAGTCGCGCTATCCGCGGTATATGTCGGTACTCCATCGCTAACCGTAACAGTACCTCGATCAATGTGGTTAATTGAAAAACTAAAATAAATCTTCTCTGCAACGGAATCAAAATGATCCAGCGTTAAAGTTGCTTTTGTTTTCCATGCCCTGAATTTAGGTGTTCCTTCTGATCCAATGTTTCCATCAAATACAATAAGCAGATCTTTTTTCACGTCCTCACCAGTCGGCAAGTTGAAAAACATATCATACAGATAATCAAATGCCGCATCTCCCTTGTTTGCCTGTAACTCCTGCGCAAGTGATGGTTTGTAGTATTTAATATCTGTTGTTGGGATTTCATCCTCAATAAAATCGTTATCCTCGGTCTGTGCGTTCAAAACCAAGTCAAATACTGTGGATTTTCCAATTCTCGCCCACGAAGGTGTTAATACCGATGTCTCGGCAGTGTTCAAAAATGGAATAGTTCTATGTTTTTTTAATCTTGTTAATTCTGCCCTTATGATACCTCTCTTTCTCGTAAATAAGTGATGGACAACGCCATCTGATATAATGTATCTTTGTCACTGGCTTCCATCGGATATGGATTTCCAGTAATGGAAAATCTGGTCACTGTTCTATTTTTATCAAGTGCTGGAAATGCATATGTGTAAGAGAAATCATCCGCCCAATATGTTAAATCTTCCAACCATTCATCAGATTCTTTTCTCTCTGACCTGGATCCGGTTGACTGGCGCGCCATAAAATTATAATATTCTGTAATCTCACAGCTACCGTCATTCATTTCCCTTAATTCTCTGGATGGTGATTTAAAAAGACCATACTGATCGGACCCGTCTGATACATGGTTCATATCAATTGATAAACCCTCATAATTGCTAAGCAATTTTACAATGTATTGTGAGATAGTCATCTTAGCCTCCATTTGCAATTTTCTTGGCACCTTCAAGAATTTGATTTTTATATTGCTGCTTCATTCGGTCGAACCAATAATTTCCACGTTCCGGTGCTTCGTGGAAATTTGCTGGCATATAATACCATCGTCTAGCATATGGTGTGCGATACTTAATCTGTCCGCTTCCAATCTGCGTATTTAAGTGACCGGATTCAATTAAAATATTCTCTCTCTTTGGCACCTTCGGCTCACATAACCGGAGACATTCAGAATCAATAAACTGTTGCACTCTTCCATTCTCTTCAAGTCCCCGTTTTTTTATCGCGGCAGAAATATCGCAGATAAATTTAAACATATTAGGCATTACGCCACCACCACCTTAATATTTTTGCAAAAATCCCGATTGGAATTATCGTTTACAGACTGTATCGTTCCTGATTTTGGATATCTCTTCATCAGATCAGAAATCCTTTGCCCTTTGACATCCTCTATAACGTCCTCAACTTCTCCATATACAAGGCAATCCTCCTCATTATAGGAATTAAGCGATAAGCCATTGTAAGTCCCAACAGGAAACGTCACAGACGCATACCGTGCAATGCTGATTTTACCATTTTCATTTTTCTTTTCAGTTTTATCAGACCACTGTACACCTTTTACAACGGTTCGTTTCCACTCAGAATCAGAAATTTTGTTGTAAATCGTTACTGTATCCGTAAATAATCCACTCATAATGCACCTGCCAGTCCTGTACCAGAAAGACCGCTTCTTGTAATCGATAGAAGCTGCACTTCTTTCTCTGCTACCGTTGTGATCTTATACGATTCTGAATACCCGTCATTGCTTACAGACGAAACTCCTGTTCCCATCCCAGTAGATTCCTGCATATAAAGTGCATTTATCAGATCACAGACGGTATTCTGTATCTGCACATGCACCTGCTTCTGAAAGTACGTTGCCGATGCTTCATTATAAACATCTTCAAATTTTCTTGCCCTCATGTGGGTATACACATCCAACTTTGCAGATGCTTTTTGAAGAAATGCCGGGAATTCATCTACCGGAACATTCGTATAAAGGGAGCTGTAATGCTCCCAATCAATATAAGGCATATCAAGCTCCCTCTCTTTCCTTAGGCAGTCTTGCCTAATAATTTAATTCCTTTCAGCACACCAGCCATCTTGCTGTTTTTAAGTACTGCTCCAGCAATCAACTCGACTTCTCCTGTTTTTACAGCTCCAGGTGCCTGTAAATCTGGAAGGTATGTCTTAAGCATCTTGCTACCATCTACGGAAATTCCGTGGAATGCATCAAGTCCAAGTTTTGCTGCATAAATATCAGTTGTACCATACGTATCTGAACCCGGTGTTGATGTTGAAACAACATCTTCTGTAGTAGAACCGTTGTAATACTGTCCTGCATCCATAAGAATAATTCCATTGTATGTCTCTACAGTTCTACCGAAATCATCCTTATTTCTGTCATAATATCCTGCTCTACGTGCCGCGGACTTCACCTTTGTAAGCATCTTACTATTCATCATTAACACATCTGGTTTTGCAGCCAATAATGCAATGAATGTATCTAATTCATCAAGCAATGCGTTGTAATTGCTGTCTAATAATGCAGATGTTGAAATGTCAATATCAGTTGTCATCTCGGTTGATTTTCCGGAAAGAATCTTTTTCAGTCCATCAAATGTATTCGGCACATATCCTGTCCCAGTAGATGCCGATGTTCCGTTAATAACCAAATTGTGGAAGTAATTTGCTCCCGCTTTTGTTTTCTCTTTGATCTGGAAATCCATCTCATTAATTGCTCCAGATGTCTGAGCAATCACACGGTCAATCTGGAAAGAGCCGCCAAGAATTACCGGACTTGCTGTACATTTGGTTCTCTTTGCTTCGTTTGGTGAATACTCAGAATTAATCTGACGTACCGCTGCGGTAGATGGTGTCTCTAATCTCTGATATCCATATACCAGATTGCTACCGCCTGTTGGTGAAATGGTATCATCAAATGTCAGTTTATCGAGCAGGATGGACGATCTTCTAAATTCATCGATCACATTCTGTTCTACTTTGTCTGCATAACCGACTTTTGCTTCTTCTAATGTTAATGCCATGATTCATTCTCCTTTACTGTTTATACTTTTCTTTTAATGCGTCCATCAGAGAAGAAACTCCTTCATCAGGTGTCTTTTTCACTTCCCCGATAAGATCAACTTTTCCTGCCGGTTTCGGTTCCGGCTCACCGAACAGCATTTTGCTGTCCTCTGCTTCCGTCAATGTCTTGATTGCTGCTGCAATGTCCTCTTTCTGATTTTTTGATGCTTTCAAGACATTAACATCCAAAAGAGCAGTGATCGCCTTAGCATTCTTACCATTTGCGGATGCAATACTCTCTTTGAGAAGATCATTGAAATCACGATCCGCAATCTCTTTCTGATGCGTTGCATCTTTTGTCTGAATATCTTTCTCAAGATCTTCGATTTTCTGTTTCATTCCGCTTACATCGGCATCCTTAAACTCCCCAAGATCCTTTTTCAAATCTTTAATTGTAGTCTCCTGTGTCGCGGTTTTAGTCTTCTCAGCAGTCAGATCTGCCTGTGCTGTTTCCAGATCTTTCTGAACCGGATCAAGCTCCTTATGATGCATGTCCAGTACTCCATCAATCTGTTCCTTTGTCATTCCAAGTGCTTCTAATTCTTCTCTTTTCATTTTTTTATATCTCCTTTAACGATGATTTGTTTAACGTGGGAGAATCACCCACAGATAATTGCGGACAGTGGATTTGAACCACCACTACTGGCTAAGGAAACCAGTATGCTGCCATTACATCAATCCGCGGCATTAAAAAGAGCCAATCAATCAAGTCCTAATTTAAGACTTGACTAATCGGCTCTAATCATCGGCACTATCGTTATTAAACTTTCTCGTTTGCAGTGCTTGCATTTGCACGGCAAATTTTTAACCTCGGTATCTTTATTGATTGCCAAAAGGTGGCTTCCACACTTTGGGCAAGGATACCAGATAAATTTACTAGGATTCAATATATCACCCCTAGTGGTATTATATAACACTTTTTGCATATTATCAATGCAAATTATTTGTTATATTGCAATTAATGCTATTCTTCCAGAATTTCATATAAATCTTTTTTTTGATTAATACACTTGTTTAATAACTGCACATACTCACCATAATCTCCAAATTCATACTCCATATCCCCATTTGGATCATATCCGAATAATTTTTCATATTCATCTCTAAGTTCTAACAATTTGTGTGATGATATTCCATAGTACATTATTTCATCATTCCTTTTATTCTCTCTAATACTTCTCTACTGGTATTTTCAAATATTTCCTCTGTCATTTTCAACACATCATCATCTTGATCATATAATATTCTACCAAACTGAGCAAATGTTTCTTTTTGTAGCACATTTTCTCGTTCCCAATAACCCGGTCTTAAATGTCCATATCCCAAAAATACTTTTCCGTCACTCGCACCATTTACAATATCTGATATTCCTCGATATTTTTCATAAAATACCTTTTTCCCTCTTTCATTTATATAAAATGCATCAGGATATTTATAATATAACAATTCCTCAACACTTTTTCCATATCCAATAGCTATATTCGTTAATCTTCTATAATCTTTTTCTATTGAACTACTCAAGAAACCATTATCTGTTAGTCCATAAATATAGTCTATCTCGTGAAATAGCTCGTGTGCAATAGTTCCAGGTGCTGTATAAGTGCCATAATAAATATTCCCATCATTTTTATTAAAATAAGATTTTTGCTTTCCTGCATTTTTTATATACTGAACTCTTTCATCTGCCTGTTTCAGAAGTATTTTAACATCATTATTTTTCACATTACTAATTCCACTTCTAAAACTTTTAATAACGTCTGTCTTATCTTTTATAAATAAACTCTTTATTCTTCTTCCAATATCTGAGTCATCATTATTCACTTCAATAAATTTTTGATATGCATGTGTAGATCTCAGAGCACTGCTTCCACTCTCTACTCTAAGTCGATTATCCCGTTCTTTCAGCCCGGCCGCCTTTGAAAAACTTTTATAATCTGCCATCTGCCCACGCAACTTATTCTGCAAATCCTGTGCATCGCCGCCAATACTTTTTATTGCTTCAATTTCTCTCTTGATCGCTCTGATCTGCCGCTCCATCTGACGCTGTTTCTGCGTGGATTCATAATAAGTATAAGTCTTTCCGCCGATTGTCCTTGGATCAGGTTCTTTTATATCCTCTGGGATTATAGATGCACCTTCCCAATATGGATAAAAATCATGCGTACAGTTTGCTCCCTTTAATCCTGTGACAGTTCCATACCCTGTTTCTTTGACAAAATCCGGATATTTCTTGCTTTTTCCAGAATAAGAAAACACTTTATTCTGCCATACTGCATGATCCGGTCTGCTACCCATGTGCTGGGTTGTGATTACAAGGTCATGGTTGGAGTTTTTCAGATTTTCCTCTGTGATTTTTCCAGATAACTGTGACATTCCAGTTCTGACAGCCATTCTGGCAGCAACGTCAAGTTGGTACGATCTCCCACTTTCATAGTCAATGCTTCTCAATCCGCTCTGTGCCAAACGATGCACACAATCCTTAACTGCCTGGTCAAAAGAAAATGCTCCGGTAGATACCTTAATCAGTGCGAGATCCATCTCTCGCTGATACATATCCATTACGCCAGTTGTGCCAAGTGATGTATTCTTAAATCCCATTGTTTTTGTCAGATTCTTAAGTGCTCCGGATGTCTGCAAAGAAGATGCCTTTACAAATTTGCTTAAGCTGTTCGGTTTTGTCAGATCTTCCCCCTGTTGTTCCCACATAGAAAGATCATTATTCCATGCCATATCACCGGCTTCTGCTATCAAAGTTTTTCCTGCTTTCTTTGCAGATTCTACGGTATTATTAATAATCTGCTGCACCTCTCGCTTATATGCCATTGTGTTTTCTGCAACCGCCATCTGATAATCTTTATCAGCACGAAGCATTTTCATGACTTCTACACGGATTTTATCCGCAGAAAATCCATTTTCTACCATTGATTTTGCCATAAGTTCCGCTGTTTCAGTATATCGTCCGGTTTTCTGCACTCTCCGGGCAATATCAGCTATGACCTCATCCTCTAAATCTTGGTAAAGTCCAATTATGTATTTATCTGCTAAAACATCAATCTGCTGTTCTGATAATGCCCTTTGCGCTCACCTCCTAATCATCTAAATCGTCAATCGGTTCCTCTGTATACTGCATATATTTCTTAGCCTCTTCCTCTGGAATATTATATTTTTCCATAATATACCAAACCTTTAAAATTGGCACTTCCGGGAATGATAATGCATCCGCTCTCATCGCTTCGAGTTTCGCCTGCTTATCTTCCACATAAGAGTCATCAAAACCAATTGTGATCTCTGCGTCTAAATTATATGCCGTATCATGGTATTTATTTGAAAACCACATGACAGCTCTGCAGATATCCTGTATATATTCAGTGGCTACTTGTCGCTGCTTTCCAAGCTCCTGCATGGCATCCTGCCTTTCACCGAAATACTCAGTAGCCGTCTTAATCTGTCCATTTTCAAAGCTGTATTTTTTTGTTCCGTATCCAAAAGACATAGATAATAATGATAGTGCCAGTTCAATTGCTTTTGTAATCTGTTCTACTCGGATTTCAGGATTATATTCTTGAATAAGCCCCTTCTCTTCTGGAAGTTTTTCCCCTGTAAATACAAATAATTTTTTTTGTTCAGGAGTTAATATTGGATTTCCATCATCATCAAAAGCACAAAGTAATTCATTTATCAGTATAATTTTCTCAGACTTGTCCAAATCGCTAAACAATACGTTATAGCACAAATCTACAACCTTAAGTGCTGGAATTGCATTCCATAATTTAGGCAGTCCGTAGCCTTCCATATTATCCAGATTATTCACTTCAGCAACACGCATAACAGCAAATGGTTTCACCTCTCCAAGCTGTGCGATTGTCCGTTTTTCAACTTCTTCATCACCACGATCATTAAAAATGTGTGTCTCCGCAGTATATAGATTATTCTCGCCAAGCAAGAATAACACGAGTGTTGTCTGCTTCTTTCCCTTGACCAGTGTACTTCCAGAAAATGCCGCCTCAACCACAATATCATTTTCAACAGTAAGTGGTGTAAATGCATCTGCTTCCACATAATTAAGCTTAATATCACCACCCCTTACAGAAGAATCATCCATGATCGTTGCATTATCCAGACGGATATAGCAGGCTACTGTGCCATCCGCAGAAGTTTTTTCTAACTGCTTTCTGTACTGTGTGTTGAAATTGCTGCCTGCAAGTACCTTTGCTACAAAATCCGCTTGTTCCCCTTCTCCTGCATTTATTTCAAGCACCTCACACAGATTTGCATCATCAGAACAGCATCTTTTTGCGAAATTCAACCTTGTAAGCTCATATGGTATCCCATTGATTGTTTTTCGCTTATGAAAATCATTTATCAATCTGTTCGCATACCAGTCATCACATGCATGAATGATCGTTAATGCATTATCATTCACATCGTATCCTTTTTTACTCAAAAATGCCTCTACACAGCTCTCCATCTCTTCCTCCTATCTTCTGTCCAAATCAACATATTCAATAAAATCCAAAATTGTATAGTTCTCTGCGTCCCACCAGTCATTGCAGTTTCCGATGTTTTTATCCTCTGGTATGCCCGAATGGTCTGGATCCCATTTCAACTTGCCGATCGCACTTCGTAGCTTTGTGCAATTCCGGTTTATCTTCCACCTTCCGGTATTCATCAGCATGTCATACGTCCGTGGTCTGTCTGACACTTCATTTTTACGGCAACCTTTAATATTCCGGTATGACAATCCTGCTTTTCTTGCGGCGCTTCGCAAGCTGTTTATCATCGTTGTGCTTGCGCTGTCTGGAAATACCCAGTCAATAAATCCGTACTTTTCCTGGCAGTATTTGAAAAACTCTATAAACTTACTGCATATCGCTTCCGCATCAATGTCTGGTGACAGTTCCAAGTTTGCTTCCTCTGCCGTCCTCAGATCATGATATCCGTGGAAGTAAAGCTTCAGCACAAAGGTTGTCATGGATCCGTTTCCACCGAAGTCTATACCCATCGTAATTTTTGATGGACGGTGTAACAGTTTGCCCTTTATATCGCGTTCAAACAGTGGATCTGTATCCTCATCATACAGATATGGTTCATTGTTCTCTGCAAACTTCCGGAAAATGATTCCTTCTGCAACTGCTCGTTCGCCTTTAATGTCACGTCTATACCACACAGTGCCTTTCTGATAGGTGCTAAGAACTTTTCTGATCTGCTCATCCGTCATGCTCATATTGTCCACTAGAGTAAAGTGTCCGTAGTTATATCCATAGTTTGGATTCTTTTCTTGCTGCTCCTCGTGGAATTTCAGAATCTCCATGTAATACCAGTGTTCTTCCTCTTTCGGATTCAGGTCGTGGAATATCTTTCGGTCGGAGCTGGAAAGCGTTCGGTCGAATACCTCTTTTAAAAACTTCTGGTGACATTCATTCGCTTCTGTGACATATGCCATGCCGTAGGTATTACCCTTGATAAGCTTCTCATCTCCATCCTTACCGCCACCAGACACAAGCACAACCTTTTTCCCGGTTTTGGTCTGCACATAAACACAATCTCGGTCTTTATATTTACCCTCTTGGCATCTGCCCTCAAAATAATTGAGTAGTCCGTATCCGTCACAGTCCAAGATATTCAGCTTTGCAGTAGCATTCGATACACCAGCCACCAGATGGATCTTATTCTTGTGAGTTTCAAGCAGTGAACAGAAGATCAGCGTTGCCAGCACGTTCTTACCGCCTCGCTTGCCACCCTCCGCCACATTGAACCAACTATACATACACCTCTGCATATACTGATACTGTCTCTGGCTTAATGGTGCCGGTTTATTCATCCGCATCACCTTCTTCCAGATCAGATATACTCCGGTTTGCTACCGGGTGTTGCAAGATGTCCGCTATCGTCTGCATATTCTGTAAAATCTGTGCTCCAGAATTGTCGCTGACTTCGGCACGCTTTTTATCAAATTCTGCTTTATATTTATCATCTGGATGTACGAGGAAATACTTCGACAGCCAGTCAATAGCCTTTTGCTTATCTGCCAGTTTCACCGAAACTCCATCTTTTCCACGCTTAACTTCTTGGATGAGCTGTGTATCCGTGTTTTTAGATTCTTTCAGATCAACCACACTAACCATATATGTTTCGTCTGTCTCTATATCAGTTACTTCTTTCTGCCCGAACGAGACATAATTTCCAATATCTGCAAAAGCAATACGCATCTGCAATTCCACAATATCATCTGCACCGGCTACTATCTGCTGACGCTTGATTTCTTTTAAGCGTTCGATTTCTGCTCGAACCTTATCATTTGTTAGCAGTCGTGAACCGTTTGCAATCGCCGATTCATAACTACATCCATATGCTTTCTGGTAGCTCTGTGCCGCATTGAAAGTCCTACTGTAATATATACAAAACATCTGCTGTTCCGGTGTTAGGTCATCATTCTGTAATGTCTCTTTTGTGCCATCATCAACAGGTATTACTGCTTTCTTTTTCTTAGCTGAAACGTTTCGTTTCGTTTCATTTTTCTTTTGAAACGTTTCACTTCCATTATCATCCCACTTATATCTATTCTTCCATGTTCGAATAGTAGCAGCGGAACATCCTAGTTGATCGGCAATATTCACTAACTTCATACCGCTTTTATACATTTCATATGCCTTATCAATTAATGGATTTCTTGCTGCCAACTATCTCACTTCCTCTCTCTGCAATAAAAAAAAGCCGGATATACAAGACATTTACGTCTCATACATTCGGCTCAATGGCACTACTCTATGACCAAATTAATTCTCATTTTCTGGTATCACACCTGTAATTTCCTGTTTAATAATATCTTCAATTGCATTTTCTGGTTCTACATCATGTTTTACACAATACTTATAAATTTCTGATGAATTTAACTCTATTGTATTTTCTCCATCTTCATCAGTTATTCTGATAACAATTTTACCTGTTTCATCGATCCTACCAGCATGTATATGTATAGATCTCATATTCTCAAGTTTATACATTTCATCATCTATTTGACGCATCAATCGAGCTTTTTGATTTAATTCCTCTTGTATAAATGTTATATAATCTCTTGCCTCCATACAGCCGCCTCCCATACCAACTAATAATTATATTATATAGTTGTTATGCTTTTTTTTCAACCATTATAAATGGTTGTTTATGCTGCCAAATTAGCCTGCATTCGATCAAGCTCAATGTCGTCACAGATATAATATTTAATCGTCACATCCGTACTGGAATGTCCTAATCTCTTTGATACAAAAAGTACATCTTTTGTCCGCCTATATTCCCTCGAAGCAAATGTCTTGCGGAATGAATGTACCGTGGCACTGAATTTACAACCGCCTGCAAGCGCAATCTCTTTGACCATATCCTCAATTGACTTATTGCACATCCGTCCTCTGCCACGTAAACCGATAAACACTGCGCCTTCCGTGCGGTTTCCGATGTACTGCTGCAATGCCTGTTTGCAACGCTCCGTCATAAAGCAGGTGCGCCATTGGCTTGTCTTTTCTCCCCAGATGTGGATTTCCTTATGTGCAAAATCCAGGTTGTCAATGTTAAGGTTGACGATTTCCCCGACACGCGGACCAGCTGAAAGCATCAACTCAAACAGAGCGTTAAGTCGCAGATCATGACCGATGGATAAGGATGCTCTGGCAATCTCTTCATCTGACAACCGTTCTTTTCTCTTTTGCGGCTGTCTGATTTTATCAATGTCTCTTGATACATCTTCCTCGATATGCTTTTTTCTGTAAGCCCATGCAAAGAAACTGCTCATATACTTTTGAATCGTGGAAGCATAGGATTTTGAAATCTTATCTTTATGCAGTCTGGTAGCGATGTAGTCCATCACATCTTGCCCGGTGCATGTGTGATAATTCAAGCCGGTTTCTATAAAAAACTTTTTTATAATCGTGATATAAAGCTTAATCGTGCTCTGCTTTCTGCCGGTAGCAGTGAGGTCGATTATATATCTCTTCATAATATACTCATTATCGAAAATCTCTGTAGACGGCAGCGTCTCTGTTGCGGTCAGATTAATGTTGACCAGCTTAAAAGTAATCACGGTCTTAAGACGGTCGATTCCTTCTGATGTCAAATATCCTGACATCTCATATACAATGTCATTGATTAACTCTGTCTTCGTCATAGCTCATCTTCTCCTTGTCTGATCTGGTGAAAGATGCTATACTGTTCTTGGTTGAGGAATGCGTATAGCATTTTCAGTGAGCTGGTGTTTGCAGACACTGGCTCATTTTTGTTTATAGGAACATCTGGTCGGAACATTTGTTCTTTCATAAGTATTTTTTTACCGGCATATTTCAGCCGGCAATATTTTCAGTATTCAGTTTTTCATAAGTTTATATCCTGGCACCCTGATAGCTCTTGGGCTTCCAACTTTATCGTCTGTTTCCAGTTCTCCATTATCAATCATCCTCATCAGATGATTGTGAACGCTGGATGTGCTACTTAATCCCACCATTTCACCGATTTCTCGAACGGTAGGTGCATACCCATGCTGTTCTATGTACCAGATAATTGCTTTTTTTATCTTTTTTCGAACTTCTGCCCCATGTTCTGTTGTGTGCATTATTCCTCCAAGTTTTTCATCCACTTTTTAAAGTCCTTCACGCAATCATCACATAAATCGTATTGTCTTGAATATCTGCGCTGATCTGACATTATCCCGATTCCTATAATTTTTTCTTTAAGTCCGATTCTTGGGATAATTCTGTAAACTAAATCATTATTTTCATAATTTTTTCCACATCTGTCACATCTTTTTAAGGTCATTTTGTTTTTCCTTTCATCCGTTAAAGTTCAGTTTAAGTGACAAATAACATATCCGTTACTATAAATATCATCAATGATATATGAACTGAAAGGTGCGTATCGAAATGAATGTCCTGACATGTATGGGGAATAATGACTATTCATATCTATGCCATATACCGACATTCCTTTTACTGGTGGTTCGAGAAACCATAACACAGTAGAATCAGTCGTTCCACTTTTTCCATGACATTCATATAGCATGTGCATCTTTGGTTCAGTATCCTTATTGGGATATATACATAGTCGTTTCAATTTTTTCATATCAAACCTCATCCATTTCTAATTGTCTTCGTACTCATCCATCTCTTTATCAAAAATGGCTACTTCCACTTCTTTTCCAGTGAATGCTCTTTGATGTAAATGCGTTCCGCATCGTTCACAGAAAAACGTTCTTTCTTCATATCCTCTCGGAATATGTTTTCCGCACACCGGGCAATCACAACTATTTAAGTAAGCATTATTTTTAATTGTCTCCTTTATGTCTCCCATGTATTTCTCCTCTAAATTCTAAGTTTAATCAATTCTCTCAAAATACTCTTCCAATGTTTTATAGGTAATATCAATATAACCGAAGTCATCATCACCGTTTTCCAAAAGGCGTATATCAGATTCGCCAACATATCCATCTGTATACTCATACACGCTACCCTCATGAATTGTCGCATATTCATCTGTAGGGCATTCATTTTCATCGTATTTTGGTAAATAAAACTCTTTAATACATTTATATTTTTGCATACGGCACCTCCACAAAATTCTAATTTAACTGACCTTTTAATTCCCACTTTCAAATTCTTCAAGTGCTTTGTAATACTCGCTTCCCTTAATTTCTGTGAACCCATCACTCTCTGGCGTTATTCCATTCTTGTTAGTTTTAACATTCAGATAGCATTTTCCGTCATGTTCAAATCTGGTAACTGAATAACCGCCGTAACGCAATTCCTTAAAATAATCTCCTTCTCTAACTGAATGATTATTAATTATGATTTTTCTCTCAATGCATAATTCTTGAAACTCTTTTAATGTCTTGCTGTTTGCTCTGAAACTACGCATCATCACATCGGAATCACAGAATATATTGACAGGTTTTAATAATTCCTTACCGAACTTTACATTATTTTCTTCACAATCCTCAACGTAAAGACGAATACTGTGTTTTTCGAAATCTTCGAATGGTCTATTGCAAAATCCATTGCCGCCGATATGATAGGCGTGTCCTGCAATTCCTTTTTCGTCAAAAAATTCATTTATCAATTTTCGCCTTTCTTCATCATGAATGTTGTAATCTTTAATTTCATTTAAAAAATCTTCATTTGTAACAATATAGAATTTTTCCATATTTTTTCTCCTTTTACTTAATACTGAAATTTAAAACTGCTTAGGCAAACCGGAGCTGTCCGGTCTGCTCATCCATCTTTTCTGTTTCTCCAAGAATTATCTTTCGAAATAGGCTTTCAAATATCGGCACAGGAATGCTGTTTCCCGCTTGCTTATATAAAGCTCCGTTCAGACAATTTTGTTTTCCCGGATGTACTCTAAGTGCATTCTCAAAATCTTCATCTGAATACCCTTGAATGCGCCAACATTCTCTTTCGGTAAGATACCTATATTTTCCATTCCCCAAATCAATCACGCCACTGTTTGGACTTCTCATCTGCTTGCATGTGATTGTCATAGCATAGTCTTTAATAACCGGAACTCTGCCTTTAAAACTTCCATTGTAATCAGATAACCCGTCTATCCTCTGCAACATGCTTGGTTGTGTTACTGTGTAATAATCTGGAACATCTGTTTCCAGAAAATTATTGATATTCCTCATTGGCGTATGTATCAGATTGGAAAAATCAAAATATTCTGTTCCAAGCACCGATACCGTAAATATCCTTTGTCGTGCCTGTGGCAACCCAAAATCCCTTGCATCCAAAAGCTCATAGCTGTTTGTATATCCCATCCTTGCAAGTTCAGACATATAACGGTTGTGGTTATGTACCATATATTTGCTACGGACATTTTTCACATTTTCCCAGATTACATACCTTGGTTTCCATGCTCCCATCTGTTGAATAATATGTATTGTCTCCCACATAAGACTTGATCGTGTTTCTGATCCTTCATCTGCACCTTTCTGTTTTCCCGCAATACTGAAATCTTGGCATGGACTTCCATGTATCAAAATATCCGGTTTAAGATTCCACCCGACAACCGATTGTGTCTTATAGGGAAGCTCGTCCGCAAACATGGCATTGTAGGAGCGAACAGCTTTTTTATCTATCTCCACATAATCAATGGCTTTTACCGGAATTCCCAAGTTGCGCAACGCACATCTTGGGGAACCAATACCGCCAAATAATTCTAATATCTGAATCATTGCATCACCTCTAGGAAATCTTCTAACCTCATTTGTCCTTTGCAATTTCCACCGATCGTGGACGGATCCCATCCAACACCGATATAGTCAAGCACTTTCGCCCATCCATAATCGTTCCCATCCTTGTCCTTACACATATGGAACATCAGATAATCCCACTCTTTCGGATTGCTCTCATACAACAGATCAAACCGATGTGGGCGTTTCTCCATGTGGATTCCAAAACCGCACATACTGCATCCGGTACGTTGTGCCTTAGTTGTATAAAGCGTTCCATCCGGCTTTTTCTCAATCGTTCCGTAGATTTCCGGTATAATGCTGTCTGGCATTTCAAAACTTTGAGATAATCTTCCTTCTTTCAAAAGTCTTTCATGATATTTTTCTTTCAGTCCACCTTTCCACATCTGATCCATCTCTAAGGCAAGTGCTAAAATATCTTGTCGATGGAATATAGCAAATGGTGCTGATCTGATTGTGGATGCTCCAAAATAATTACATCCGTTCATCCGTAGGCTCCTGGCACGTCTGCCACCTTCGGATGCCATCAGTCCAAGATACGGCACACTGTTATGCTCTTTTCCCCAGTCATCACAGTTTTTCTCTTTAAGGTAATAACAACACTTGGACGATACGAGAAAATCTGGCTTCTGATAATCACACCCTTCATTTTCGTTTTCATATCCACCGAACAGCTTTAACCATCTCTGTTTTAGCTGCATTTTAGAGTTTTTCTGCCATCCGCCATATTCTCCAGTCTCCCCAGTAATAATCGCATGGCGGACAGTTTTATTTTTCTCTGACGGATTTTGTAACAATTCTATCTTGGCAGCCACTTCCTTTGAAATGACCGGAAATCCAAATTCCTGTATAACCTTTGGTTTTGTCCAATATGTGCCATCATCTCTTTTCAGTGGCGGTACATTTATTATTCCAAGAGCCTTATGTACTCTCTGTATGCTCTTGTCTTCCAGTGTAGATGCACTGACTCCTGGTGCATCAATTCCGCATACCTCATGTAAAAACAGGTATAAGATTATACTGTCAAGTCCACCGACCGAAACATGGTAGTTGAGCAATCTTCCATCACATTCACTTGCGAACTCTTCTGCTCTGATCTGTGCATATTTTCTTTTATATTCATATGGCTGCTTTTCTTTCTGCATAAATGATGCAATCTTCTCATATGCTCCGATCCGCTCCATTCTTTCTTTTACTGATTCCATTTTTTTCTCGGAGTAAAGAGCTCTTTCACGCTGGCCAGCAAACCTCTCACTCCTTTCGATTTACTTCAAAATTTCATCTAAGCAGGCATTCCAGCCTTTATCAAATCTTCCATTATCACAATAAGCAGGATGATTTGCTTTCTCCGGCAGTTCCCGAAGTGGACACATATCATGCCGTTTCTGTGTGAATGTGCTTTGTGATAATTTCGAAGCACCATTGTTTAACACATTCATAAGCTGGCATTTTTTTATCCCTTGAAATTCATACTGAAATTTACATTTACTGCACGATTCCGGCATATCCATAATCAAAATTGCTTTAGCCATACCTCACACTCCTTCCGGTTTTTCACACCGCTCAAACGATATTACCCACACATAAGGATTCGCATCCCAACCGTAGCGGTCAATGTCGGATTTCTTAATGGTACTGTTCCAAAGAGTCGAAAACGCATATCTTTTTTCTTCTCCATTCAACACATGAGGATATTCCAACTCTACACCCTCTCTGCTAATCTGCTCAGATGTCATATCCTGCAACCGCTCCACCCGTACATCCGTCACCTTCAGCCAGATTCTCGCCGCTTCTTTCGGCATAAATAATGATTGTTTCCACTCTCCATAGTGACTGAACCATTTATGTACAAATGTGTCATAATCTAATCGGTTTATAGAATCTGTATTTCCGTTTGCAAATTGCAACCTCACATCATCTCCGCCTGCTCTGAATCTTATGTCAGCAGTTGCTTCGTATCGGTGTGCTCGCCAACATTGCCATGTTTCCCGAACATACAATATATCGCCCGGCTGATATGGCGGCTTTGCATACTGAATAGAACCACCGTATTCATCAATGCCAAATCCAAAGCATCCTGCCTTTTTCTTTTCTGTACTGTCGGTAACAAAACCGAGTGGGAATTTATGCTTTTCATCCGGCTGTGGCTTTATCGCACGCCTGGTGCAAGTCTTCCTTCCGTCCAGAATTGCCCGAACCATTTCTGTGTTGAATAAAATCGGCAATACCCTACTCATCCTCCGCTTCCTCCGTTTCTTTCTCCTGGCAGTAATACACAATCGGATTGCTCGCATCACAGTCGCAGTTATTCCATTCGATATCTTCTAATGCCCTCTCTTTTGCAATCTGAATGGCTTCCGCTTCTGTATCAGCTTCAATGTCATCATAGTCAATCGTTAATTGTAAACCTACGCCCGCATTCCACTTAGCCATCTACTCCACCGCCTTTTACAATCTTAATAGCCTTTTCATAGGCTATAAGCATTCCTAATTCCTTTGGTTTATCATTTATAATATCATCGAGTACCCTATTTACTGGTACAAGGCTTTTCAGCTTTTCCAACTGCTCCACAACCTTGTCCGGGTCATAGGCGATCGGCTGTGCATCAATCTTCTGCGCTAACGCATAGAACATATCATCACTACGTTTCTGTGTAAGAAGAATATCCATAAACCATTGTTGATATAATTCTTGCTTTAATGTCTCCGCATCAATCAGTCTTCCCATCGTTCGCCCTCCTGTTCCAATCTGTAATTGCTTTCGTTCGCTCGTCTTTCCCTGTTCTGATGCCTCCGTCCTGATCCATGTACATCTCACATTCATAGCTTTTTGGAAGTTCTGTTCCGCATTTCATACATTTGATTTTGAACATTACACCAACAGCCGAATGTGATGACTTATTTGTAGTGGTTAAGAACATTGCTTTTCCACCGCAGAACGGGCATGGCTTAAGGCTTTCACTCATTCTTCATCGCTCCAATCAAATTCAATTTCTTCTGCACTATCAACACCTAACTGCTCACACTTCGCTCTGGTAGATGTACCGCCGGAGTGGTTTGTGCCTATAAGAAAAAGTTCCTGTACAATGCTGAAGTATGATTTTCTAAAACAAAACCTCTCTTCCTCGTCAAGTTCCTCAATCGCATCCTCTCCATGTTGCCATCTGTACCATTCTGCAAATTCATTAACCATTTCCTGCATAAGGCTGATACAACATTCAAGAGTGTGCTTTTCATCGTGGCTTTCCAATTCCTTATTGACGTTCTGCTTCTCCATCGCCGTCTGGCATTCTTCCGGTGTGCCGATTGCGCGGTACTGCTTCAGTTCTTCCAGCCATTCAGCAAGTTGCTCATGTTCGTTTGCACATATAGTATTGCCATATGTAATGGCTTCTTTATCAACCGATTCTGGAATATACGCATTATCTTCGATTAGTCTTGCTGACATCTTTTGGCATTCAGCTACTTCTCTTGCGTGTGATATAGCTTCATCAATTGTCATAGTCACACCTCCAACAATTCCGGGTTGTCAATTTCGTTGCCGATCACTTCAAAATTCTCTGAATCAAAATCATCCAGTTTCTCGTAGTAATCACAGCCCGGCTCATTCGTACACCATCCGTTTTCATGCCACACGACACGCTTTCTCGTCTCATCTTCTGGAAACTCATCATCGATATGCCCTGAAAGAATGTCATTCTCCCAAATCAGTTTACCGTTCTTGTCCTTAAGTCCGGTGCACTGGCAGATTGTCTCCTCTTCAATAACTGTATTAGGTTGTACACCGCTAAATCCATCCCAGTACACCCACATATTATCTGTCAATGTTCTTTTACCTCTGTATAAATGTCTATCTTCCATGCTCTCTCCTATTCTGCTTCTAACTGGAGCCAGTTCAACCATTCACCACAATCCTCACAATCTGGATAGTCGGGATTCGCCCACTGATAATCTTCTTTTACTTCTTTAAGAAGTCCCGCCAGTTCCTCATCCGTCATGCTTCTGATCCGGTCTGCATTGGTCTGTGGCTTCTTCTGGTCTCTAAGAAACGCACCAATTACAGGCATATCCCTGTCTGCAAAAGAGAGATGCTCACTACTTTTCGCAGAATAGATAACCAAAGGATTCTGTCTTCCAGCTTTACCGGCTCTTAATACCTCATAATGATTGTTTGAGAGCGGAAGTAATTGCCATCCGTCCTTAACCAGCCATTTTTTTTAAATTTTCTAACTTACTGATATGTAACACATTTCTTTTTGCCATATTTCTACCTCACTAAATCCGTTATTTTAACAGATACCCCTTTATATTTACCGGTGCGACAATACTCTGCGGTATCAAAAAAACAAATGCATCCATCGTCTTTTTTTTCAAGTGCTATGCTTACGCCATTTCTTACCAATGTATTTTTTAACAACATCAGTACCGCTTCTATCTCCTGCTTGGTTTCGTCTGTCATTTCAACTGTACCCTCCTCTTTTTTCTACCTCTCTTTTCGAATTTATCGCACATTCCTACCGGACAGCCGCGTCTTAATCCTGTCTGTGAATAATATCCACACATGACCTCTGTTTGACTGTGCTTGTATGAGTAAATACATTTACGTCAGTATTTTATGCTTGTCTTTATCATCTCTCCCATGTTAATAATCCTTATTTCACCGCTTTTCCTGTTACAATATCCCAATTTTCATCCTCAATAAACTGATTCCGAATAATCTCATCCGTCAGATAGTGCTCCTTACTCTTTGGCTGCTTGCGCCAATAGGAATCAATGTAATAGGCAACCCAATTCATAAATTCTTCGATTTTGGCATTTGAGAAACGGTAAGAATCTTTTAATGTCGGAATAGTCAGATACATTGTGGAGGCAAGCGCGCTCTCGATATTCCGATCTGCGCCAAGCACTGCCCGTCCATTTTTTATATCCGCCATATACAATTTTTGTGACATTGGGATTGATTTTACCCACTTGACAACATCAATTTTCTTTTTACGGCAATATGCCATCATGCTCTCGCTCGTTACCGCTTCGTCATCATCGTCCTGCCAAGATTTCCGACGCTCAACGGTTTTGCTATAAAAATTCGTAACCTGCTTAAACGTCATATCAAACTTGTCGTACAAAATGGCTGTAAAAATATATCCCATGTGATTTGCGATATTATCTCCTAACCGGCATTTTGCTAATTCCTGCTTATAAACACTCGACGGAATTAACCTCTGTCTCTGCTGTACGTTATGCATTTGTTCACCTTCCTTGTATTTTTTATTTTATATTTCCACCCGCCATCATCTTTTCAATGATTTCCTCCTGCATCCGCTCTGCGATATGATCCCGGACTGATTCTTCTGGAAATGCGATCTGATATGTCCGCTCCTTGATCCGGTTCGTGATCCGGTCATCATACTGTAGTGTCTCCAACGGATCATTGCTCGTAAAAATAGTCACTTTCCGGTTTATGTAACGTTCATTGATGATCTGATACATCTTATCGTTGATCCAGTCCGCTGGTCTCTCCACTCCGAAATCATCAATCACAAGGATGTCTGTGGTGTAGAGCGCGTCCAAAAGCTGATTCTCACTGTATTTTGTATCTCTCTGCCATGTATTCTTGATCTCTTGCAGGATAGTCAGCGACACCGCAAATTTCACTGCATAGTTTTTCATCAGCTCATTTGCGATTCCGGCAGCAATCCTCGTCTTGCCGCTTCCCTTTGTCCTCGACCAGATATACAGTCCCATGCCTCTTTCCTTCTGGCTCTCAAAATCATCCAGATAGGTTTTTATGATTTTACAGGCATCTGACACCATCTTTTTACTTTCCTGCTTCCTGTACACATCCATTCGAAACGATCTCAGATCCATCCCACGGAATGCCTCCGGTATATCTGCGAATCGCAACCGCCTTGACATGACCGCTTTCTCACGGCATTTACACGGTACTGCTATTTCAACTCCGTCTTTTATTTTCAAGATCCACTCCCTGCCTTCGCAAATTGGACACACATCAGAATCCCTGGAAGTCTCCGGTGTCTCCGCATTCCTGCATAAGTTCGTTGAGTGATTTTTCATGCGTTCCAGTATCTCTTCCAACTGGTCCATCGTTCTCTCCTTTCAGATACTGCATAAACAAGTTCTCTCGTAAAAAGTTCTCCGGCTTTTTAATATACCGCTCTGCTGTTTTCTCCCGTCTGCATATATCTGCATAATTCTGTGCGGCCAATACCAGATCATCTTCCGGTACACCAGCCAGTACCGCATTGCAGTATTCAGTTTCAACAAGACAGCCAGTGCACCGTTTCGGATAGACCGCGGCAAACTCTGCATACCGTTCCACGGGGGATATAGGGGGTGTATTTTGTTTATGTTTATGTCTTTGTTTATTAATAGGTTCACTTTGTGGTTCAAACTGTGGTGCAATTTGCAGTTCACTTTGTGGTTCATCTTGTGGTTCATTTTTACTGTAATTTTGAACCAAAAGGCTATTTATTTTATATTGTGCTGCAAGATTCCCACCGCGCGCTTTCCATTCGATGAACCCATCTGTAGCAAGCTTGTTTCTCGCTCTCTTTAACGCTGATGCATTTAATCCAGACCGAAGTCCAAGGACTGACGAGGCTACCGTAAACGTATCTGGCCACCCTGCCTTATTCGCTATGGACATTAGCGCATGCCATAAGGCGATTGCAGTGTTGGGCTGCGGGTTTAGTTCGAGCCTGTCGTAAAATGCTTTTATCTCAGCTAAATAGTTCAAGTTTCCACCTCCCGAATCCGAACTTCAATCCGTGGATTTTCAGCATCTATACGAAATTCATCAGAGAATCCACAGATCTGCTCCCAGCCATCATTTTTTAATACATGGCAGTTAACTAATGCATCCTGGATCACTTTTCTGCCGAATGACGATATATTGTCCAAATCACGCCTTTTATTCTTTTCCACCCACAGATATTCCATAAATACTTTTTTATTGATATTTACGTCTCTCAGGCACTTTCTGATGTACACAGAAACAATAGATTCATTCTGCTTTTTCATCTCTCCGCCTTTATATCTGCTTGCCTTATCCGCACGGATGAAATCATTCAGATTATCCAGTCTCCCTGGAATGATTAGTAAGTATTCCAATCTCACGCCACCTTTCAAATGTCATTTTCATCGAGAGCCGCTTCTTTAGAACCGCTCTCGCTCTATGTAAATCTTTTGCAAGATATTCTTGAAGTTCTTTCTCATCCACCGGATCACCGGGGACTGGTCTGTAATAACCATTGCCAACGTTAATGATGCAGTCACCTTCGTTGTTCGCACTCTCGACCATTTTTCGAAACTTTCTGTCTTTTACCGGGTTTGACATTCTAGCCATTGGCTCTTTGTGTCCATAGGGAATATCGTTGATCGTATTCATTAATCCCCTTTCTTCTCCGGGACTAACCCCGGAGATAATAACCAGCTTCCAATAATTCGTGATATATTATTTTCTGCATGAATAGGTTTCTTTCTGCCGTCCGGCAAGGTGTCTCAACCCTACAGCCATGACTTACCGAAGATGTTACGGAAATCTTCCCTTGTTCCGTAATATTCTTCAAAATAGGTCTGTGCCATCTGTTTAAGTTTCAGATCTATCTCTGCCGCATTCTTTCCGGCACTTACACCATTCGGATGCAGATCCGGTCGGAGCGGTATAACAAATCCGTACTTTTCGCTATTCTTCCGGTTAGGATTTCCACCAAAGATATGATGTCTTTCCACCGGACAAGTTCCAGTAAAATAGCAGTGATCCATATCTTCTGTAAATACGCTCCACAATCGTTTCATACACCCCACCGCTCTTTCATTTCCCTCAACTCCTCAGGTGTGATGGTATCTATTCCAAGTTCTTTTGCATCCGCTACCGTTCCATCAATCAGTACTGACATTTCTTTTGTATCATATGTATGGCTTCCTCGATAAATCTTATATACAGTCAGTTTCCCATCATATCGAACTGGCATTGCATGAATTGTTTCAAGTTCCCACATGTAATCTTCTGGTGCATTTGACTGATAATAGAAGATACTTCCATCTGGAAGATGTTCTGGCTGACCATATTTACAGATCAGTACATTTTTTGCTTTCGCCTTGGAAATCGTCAGAGCATCAGCAATCTTTCCAACCAGCGCATGAAAATAAGAATTTGCATCAAGGCTACGTTTCTGCGTGTATCTAACAGCTTTGATTTTCAACTTGTCCTGCTTCTGTAAATTTTCAATCTGGGGAGCTGCTGAACCGTCAACCTCAAATGTAAGGATGATGCCTTTTCCATTGAATGTCCGGCTCGCTCCGATAAGCTTTCCAGTAGTCTCCATAAGCTACTCTTCTTTCTTTTTCTTATACCAGCACTTAACCTGTTCAATGATCTTAGCAGCCATTTCACTTGATAGATCTGAAGTCTTTTCAAAATGATATTTTTCTTTCAACGTTTTCCAGATATCATTGGATGTAGCATTCTCACACATATCAGAATACGCACTTACAAAATCTGTCATTGTCCTAAGCTGTTCTACGGTTGCTGGAACAAAATCATTCTTTGGTTCTACCGTATGGCTTTCTGAATCTGGATCCTGCATCTCTTCGGTAGGAATGCAGAACACCTGAAAACAAGCATATTTAAAAGCAATCGCCATAGCTTTATTCGTTGCCTTATCTCCGGAATCCATGCCCTCACCGATTGTTACCGCCGTGATACTGCTTCCATCTTCCGCATAAAAGGTATATTTAATCTTGCAGACCGAATAGATCAGCGTTGCACCTTTTATGGATTTTCTTTCTTCTCTGGTCTGTTCTAAGACCTCTGGAACGATAAATATATGATTGTTGACCAATGCCGGATTGATTGCATTCATTACCGCATCAATTCCGCGGTATTTAAACCCCTGCGTCTTATTCACATCATTTTTTCCAACCGCACCGATTTCTTCCATGCACTTTGATATTGCCTGATATATGTTCATCTGTTTTGCTGTCTCTGCCATTATCGTACTCTCCTATACTTAATTTCTAAGCTGCGCATCTGTGCTTCTAACTGCACAATCTGAAATGGATCAGCAATAATCTCATAAACAATTGAATTATTAACCGGCTTCGGCTCTATAAACTTTTCTTCCGGTGCAGTCTGCGTAACTGGTGCTTCCTGCATAGGAGTATCAATAACAGAATCAGCCTCTGATGCCTTACGTGCTTCCTCTTCGGCTTTTCTTTTTGCTTCCTCTTCCTGTCTGCGCAAAATCTCTTCTTTCTGTTTCTGATACTGATTCATGACCTCAATAGCATCTGATAATTCTAAGGTTGCCTTGTATTTCTCAATCCCCTTATCCTCAAACTCTAATCCCATGCTACGGATAATACCGAGATCTTTTTCTACATGATCCACTCGCTCTGCAATGGCTTCTGTAATTGCTTTCTTTGTAGTGGTGGCATTCTCCCACTTGCTGTCATAAATTCTCTGTAAAGGAAGATATCCGCTCGCTTCCTCATGCTCTGCCATGATCTCCGTATAGATTTCAGAAATCAGCGATTTCTTTTCTTCCACACGCTTGCGCTCAAATTCTTCCACCTGGTTATTAATAAAGTTGATAGGTTCATCAATCAGATTGTCCAGTTCCTTTACCTGCGCTTCAAAATTGGTGTAAGGAATCATAAAAGATTTCTTCACTTCCAGCTTTTTATCGTTAACTGATTTTTTCAGTTTTCTAAGACTTGCAATTGTTTTTTTTGCTTCTGTCTTGGATTCCTCCGTGAAAATCATATTTTTATAAATTTCCAGCTCGGAATTAAGTTTTTCCTTAATCTCCTCAAAATTAAAACCAATAACACCATTTTTCTGCTCAACATTTACTCTGATTTCTTCCATCTTTCTTTTATCCTCTCTTCCTCTGATTCAATATCTGCCATCTCTTCACGTCTGGCTAGTCGCTCATGCAATCTATGAAGCCTTGCTTTCTCAGCTTCATACCGTTCATAATCATTGTCTGGAAATTCTTCAATTGGCATAGGTAACTGACTCCCTTTTTCCATCCTCTGTAATACTTACGGTAAATTCATTAGTATCTATTACGAATGTTCCATAAATATTTCCATCTGCTGCAAGGATTAAATTTCCATTTTCAATCCCTAAATTTTCAAGTAAAACTGATAAATCTTTCAGTGCATCAATAAGCTGTCCACTGTCATTTCTGCATAATCTAGTTGCTGCCATTTAAAAATTCCTCCATTTCCATCTGTCTGAAATCTGTAGCTAAAACCATGTATCTGACCGCTTTCTCTTGCTGTTGCTTCATGTACTGCTCGTCCCGGCATTCTTCGCACATGTTTCCTTCACCGGGATCTAAACTGCATCCACATATTATGCATTTTCTGTAAATCATAAAATCACGCTTTCCAAAAATTTAACTATGTGTTACAATAACCGCAGAAATACTTTTGTATTTCCACGGTTAAATAGCACCTGCGTTCGCCAAAACATTCAGGGTGCTATTTTTTTGTCCTCAAATTCCCCAAGGAACTCAACATCAGCGTCAAACTTGTCCTTGCGGCGGATCATGTTAAAGTCTGCTTTCCGCTTTTCTTCCCGGCGTTTCTCCACATCCAAGATCACAACTCCAATAAGTGCAACCACCGCACCGAGAGCTATTGCGATCAGCAGAAAAACATAATACGTTCCATCCGCATCGAGCATTCCGCCAATAAACATAATTCCAAGCCCTACCGCTATAAATACTTTACTGATCTGCTTCATTCTCCACCTCCTACTCTGGTACATCCTTATTTTCAAATGTGATTTTTACTCCTGCGATATCCGCCAGCTTAAATAAATCCTTTAATCGGATTTTTTCTGGATGTAAAAGTCTGTCTGTGACTGTTCGTGTTGGAATACCACTTTTTGCACTCACATCCGCTGTTGATAGATTATTCTGCCGAAAACCTCCTCTTAATAAACCAGCGACATAATCAACTCTCTTTTTCATTTTATCCTCGCATAAATTTGTTTTTGGCATAATTTCTCACTCTCCTTTCTAAAAATGGTACAAATCTTTTCGAGTTGTATGTTAATATGTGTATATCAAAAATAGAAAGGAGGAAATACACATGACACATACTGCTGAAAAGTCCTTAAAATTTCTTCAAGCCAAAGCTATAACTGGCATAAAAGACTTTAAAGACTTAGATTTAATGACTGAGCTTGGTCTTTCTTATGAAATTGCCTTTAATGTCATTGCTGAGCTTGAAAAATACGGTTATATAGAAGTTGATCGTCAATACGTCAATTCACATTTCACACTGATTTAACTTCTATAGATAGTCCTGAGTAATTTTACTTGGGGCTATTTTTCTGTCCTGCTTATTGGACTGATGTTGTGGTATCTCTTAGTCAAGAAGTTTGTCAATTTTAACTTTTAGGATTTTTGCAACAGAATTAAGGTTTTCTGCTGATGGTGTTGAATTATTCCATTTGGAAATTGCTCCGTGGCTCAACCCTGCTTTTTTTTCAACAGCAGCAACACTCATGCCTTTTTCCTTACAAATATCCCTGATTTTGTTGTAAATCAATGCCATGCCTCCTTTGAATATTTTCTACTTTTTATTGACATATAGTAGAATTTATTCTATAATCATTTTAACGACAAAACAAAAAAGAAATTATTCTACTATATGTCGTGAAGTAGATTTTTTTCTACTTCATGTTTGTATTGTATAGCTTTTTTTCTACGTTGTCAATACTTTATGTAGAATTTTTTCTACTTTTTTAGGAGGAAAGCTATGTCTACATATGAGGTTATTAAACAACTATGTGATGAACATGGAATTGCTCTAACAGCGCTCGAAAAAGAATTAGGATTTGGTAGAGGTTCACTTGGTAAATTAAAAAGTGGCGGAACATCTGCAAAAAGATTACAAAAGATTGCTGATTATTTTGATGTACCCATTAACTATTTAATGAGTGGAGAAGCTTCTGTGAACATCAACAATCTACTTTCTACTAAAGATGAGCGTGATATTGCAAAAGACATGGAAAACATTCGACAGAAATTAATGAATGGCACAGATGGTCCTCTCTCTTACGATGGAGAACCAATCCCTGCAGAAGACGCAGAGTTGCTACTCGGTCAAATCGAGTTAATGATGCGCAGATTAAAACCTATTAATAAAGAGAAGTACAATCCTAATAAGAATAAAAAGTAGGTGCTACATAATTGAGAAAAGACATAAAGCAGTTAGTAAATTATTACGTAAAAAAATTCAATACGAGAAATCCATACAAGCTTGCAGAGTGTCTGAATGTAGAAGTCCAGATCGGCGAGCTTGGAAATCAAGCCGGATGCTACATGTTTCTTAAGAACCACAAATGTATCTTTCTGAATGAGGATTTAGAAGAAAATGAGATGCGCCTTGTCATGGCTCATGAGCTTGGACATGCTATCATGCATCGAAAAGAAAATTGTTATTTTATCCGGAATAAAACTCTCATGCTCACGTCAAAATTGTAATTTGTATAACTAAAATCTCAACTTTCCTTATTTTATGCGACTTGGCGGTATGCCT